TGCTTCAGGTCGCGGACAAGGATCGTGCGTTTGCCCTCGTCCAGATCGCCCCATTGCAAGCGGCAGGTTTCCCCGATGCGCCGTCCAGACTCGTTCTGGAAAGCTGCCACATCAGCGTGAATGCCCTTCAAACGCGCCACGATGCGCTTGGTTTCATCCGGCGCTGGGATGCGTGTCCGAGTCTCGCTTTCCCCAATAAGACGCTGGCGGCGCAGAATGGGCATTGCATCGGCCACCGGCTGCGCGGTCACGTTCTCAACACCTAGCCCGTGCTTGGCATAGTCCAGCATCCCGCGCAGGTACACGATATCCGCATTGACCGTGGCGGGGCATACCGTGCGGCTGCGGAGTTTAGCGTGGTCGATTACATTCTTGGCGGTGAGCGGCACGGTGCATTGGCCGATAGACTCCTTTGCCATGCGCTTCAAAACGGCAAGCTGGCTCCCGCAAATCTCGGGCGATGCTTGGATGTACGCTTCAACCAACTGGCTTATCTTCATCTTGCCTCCAGGCAGGTATCTTTCCGAATGTATGGCCCGCTTCCGCCACGAACAGCACCTTGACCTCGCCAAACTGCTCCCGCATTTCTGCGATGAACGCGCTGGCCTCGGGGCAGGCTTTAGCCGCCTCATCGCGGGTCATACTGACCCCACCGGCTTAGTAAACGCGGCCTTACGCGCATCCTTAACGCTCTCAAACTTCTTCTTGGCATCGGCGGGCATCGACTTCCATACAGCAGCCAGTTCTTCGGCAGTCTCAACCGCGTTAATGGCTGGCTCCCAATCCTGCATTTCCTCAACGGCCAGCGGTTTGACGCTAAACGGCTTCTTGTTGCCGCGAGTAGCTGTCAGCGCCATTGTCAGCGTTTCGGGGATGTGGCTCATATGGCTAATGCGAATGCCGCCCACCTCCATGCCTGCCCACTTAACCTTTGGATCGCAGTACAGAGTCATGGAGCGCCCAACGTACTTAGCAGAATCCGCCCCCCATGCGTGTACCAGAACCCGGCACATGCTCTTGCAAGCCTTGTAGGGCTTCCCGTTGTCGTTCTCAAAGCTAATCGAAACGGGCTGCTCCTGGCCCCCCTTGATCGCCACGCCCGTAACCTTGACGGTCATCGGCCCTGCAATCAGATCGTCCGCGTTAAGCTGGTCGCTTTTCGGGACTATTGCCTCGCGCATGTCCATTAGTAAATCTCCTCGGTAATGCGGCGAATGGTGGGAATGAGGCGCTTGCTGGAACTCACGACTTCGCCATACTTACGCATGGCAATCGCTAACCGTTCCTCAAACGCGGTAACAACTTCCAGAATCGCCGTCTGGATCTTCTCGTCTGGGTACACGCGCACGGTCGCCATCGGCAAACCGCCACAGAACGAAATCAGATCACACCACTTGCGTTCACTAACCATCAGCCCGGTCTGCACCTGAATCATAAAATCTGGGTCGATCTTGTCTGCGGAAACGTAATCAACGATGGTCTGGATCTGGTATTTCTGCCCGCGTGACTTACACTCAACCAGACCGTCAGCGCCAACCAGAGCGTCCGGCGAATAGCCAACCGTGAACCCCCAGCGGTCATTTGTGATAAAGCCAACCCGCTCTACCGGCTCGTAGGTCTTGGCGTACAGCGCGACCGCCTCAATCTCGTCTTCCTGGCCCCGCAGCATGTCGTCGGAGATGTAACGCGGCTCAACGTGCTTGGTCAGGCGCTGGGCCAACAGTTCCCACATGTGCGCCCGTTCCTTTTCGTTGGCCGCGACCTTCAACGTGGGCGTGACCAACAGCTTCATTTCGCTGGCAGTCGGCAGGCCGCAGCGGATCGAATGCCACGCTTCCGACCCTTGAATCATTTCCTTATAATAGATAATCATGCTTCCCTCCTAGCATAAAGCCCGAGTTTGCAAGTGACCCAATGGCCCTTGCGGAGATTGGAAATTGCCGACGCGCCGAGTATCCGCTTGTTGTGTCCGTAGATTCCGGCAACGTCTAGCCACTCGGCCTTACTCAGCGGTTTAAATGCCATGCCGATCACGCTCCACAAGGCAATCGCCTCAACGCTGCGGAGTTTCGGCACGCCTGGCTCAAATCTGCTGCGGCTTTTCTGGTAACGCTTGGGCGGGATGCGCTTCGCCAGAATGCGGTCAACCGTCCAGCGCAGGCCAATCCCTGTCGGCTCATAACCTACTGTCTGAGCGCGGTTCATTGGGCGCACCACCGGATGACGTTCTTGCACAACGCCCAGAACGACGGGTCTTTGCACTCGTACACCGGCTGCACCCCTGCAATATTTGGTATAGGCAGCAACGACCGCGACCTCGCCTTGTACTTGGGATGATTAACGTGCAACGGCCCCATGAGTTCGATGAGTTGGGCAGCGGTCATCTGGCGGCGTTCCTCCCAAGTTGTTCTGCCCAGACCTTGCGGAGCGGAGCGCGGAACTTCTGTCAATGTGCGCGGCTTCATGCGCGGATCTTCTCTAACGCAACGTGCGCCGCTTCGATCAGCCCATCAGCACGACCCATTGAGTAGATGTTTTGCAGCAAAATCCGCTGCGTGTCCGTGTTGCACAGGATCTTTGCAACCTCTTCAATCAGCTTCCTGCTTTGCGCCTCATGCTCAAGGATTTCCTTGGGCGGTGCGACTGCCGCGAGGATGTCGCCAAATACAGGATTAACGTGGTCGTTCATTTGTTGCCCCCTAAAGGTTGAGTAAAGCCGGTCGTCCGCCAGAGGGCCGGTACTCTGCGCCACCTTGATGCTTTTGGCACGGTGGTCGCTGCGCCTTTTAGCCAGCGCGGAAAAGTGGTTCAAGGATGCAAGCCAGTACGACTACAACCAGCAACGCCCACCCGGCACAGTTCGGCGGGATTAGGCTGAAGCTATCGTAATCCTTTGCGCGATAGCCTTTCATGTCGGTGGGCAGTTGCATTTGCTTTCCTTGTTTGCTGAACATGGCGCATTGTAGGCACAGGTCTTTTTGTAAAGCAAGCCCCCTTGCATGAAATAGTTGTTGCTTTATTTTCACCGCTTAGTCAGAATCCGGCGCATGGACTATAAAACTGTATTAGATACCTTCAAAGCGCGACGGGCTAAGATCCTCGCGTACCTAGCAACCGGCAAGACGCAGGGACAGGCAGCGTTGAAGTTTAACGTGACCCGCCAGCGTATCCAGCAGATTGCCAAGAATGGCCGCTAGACGCATAGCCAAGCGCGAAGACCTCCGTGACACGATTGCGCGGAATATGCGAATCCTCGGCGCACTTGCTAAATCTGCCGGTAAGCCTGCGCCTGAGTTGCAGCGGTCGCTAGTTATGAAGGCGAAGCGCACAATGGCTCCCCGCGTTGATGACGGCACATACGAGGCCACGATCCAGCGGGACATCATTGCCATGCTACGCAAGCATCCGAAAGTGTCCATCGTTGAGCGGCACAACAGCGGCACGGCAATGGAGCAGGATGCAGAGGGCAACAAGCGATTCATTGCCTACAATACAGTGTTCAAGGTCGGCGGCGTAAGGATGAGGAAGTCCGACATTGACTGCCAGCTTATCAACGGCAAGCGCCTGTGCATCGAAGTGAAGCGCACCGGCTGGACGCACCCGCGCAATCAGCGCGAGATTGAGCAGGAAAACTATATCAACCATGTCCTCGCAGCAACTGGCTACGCAATGTTCGCAACCAGCGTTGCAGAGGTGGAAGCATATCTCGGGGGGATAAAAGCATAATGGATGCCGATTGGGGGAAGGAATTGGCCGATGCACAAGCGGAAATTCGGGGGCTGGATCGCAGTTATGCGATGCTGTACCTAGCCCGCATGGACGCTGCCGCTAACCAGGCTATCGCAACCTTGCCACGGGAAATGCACAGGCCGTTCTTAGAGTGCATGGCGATTTGCCAAACCTCCTACAAGGTGTTGCGCCATGAGTGAGCGTGTGGTGGTCGTTGATTGGCCGCAGATCGCCAAGCGCGGCGAAACGCTGTTTCCCGGTGCTCTCGTTGTTTACGCGAATGGTTCCCTGCCATTGGAAGCATTGGAGACCGACGACTGCATTATCGTCAGCACGAACGCGGAAAGGCTGACGGACTTTTGCCAGCAGGTCGTTTCGGCAAGCTGCCGCCTAGTCCGGTATAGCACCGATGACATCTCCGCGTTCACCACGCGGGAGGAAGTGGTACAGTGGCACCAACAAGGCGGACTCGCTGAGTATAAAGGCAGTCCTATCCCCGCTCCGGCCCCGCAGGTTCAAAAGCCAGCCAAACCGATTCCCCCCGGTGCGGCGAATGAGGCCCACACCGAACCTGACGGGGCTGGACTTGACGAGCCGCCCGAGTGGATGAACGAGATACCGGACGCGCTGGAAATGCACCAGCACTCCGTCCGAATCGCCTCTGACCTTAAAAAGCAAGCGTTCGCAGAGTCTGGGCCGCACGAATGGTCGGAGCCTGCTGACCTCTGGGGAACCTCGCCGCTCCCGAATTTCCCGCCCGATTGCCTGCCGCCTGAGATCGCCCCCTACGTTTTAGACCAAGCAGATCGGGCAGGCGTAGACCCGGCGCAAGTCGCGCTAAATTGCTATGTAGCCTGCGCTGGGCTGATCCGAGTCGGCATCAATCTGCAAATGCAGGAAGACTCGGGCGAGGATGGCCGCACATGGCGCGAGAAGCCCATTCTCTGGGGCGCGGTGGTAGGTGATCCGTCTACCGGCAAGGGGCCGGCCCTCGATATTGCTCTGCACAAATTCTACAAGATCGCGGCTGCGTTGCGGGCGAAGGATGAGTCCCTCTGGGAGCAGTACGACAAGGACAGCAAGATTTATGAAAAGCGTATGCAGTCTTGGTACGTTGAGCAGGCGAAAACTCCGACAGGGTTGATGGAACCGTCAGCGCCGAGTAAGCCGCCTCGGGAGCGGCTTTGGACGGATGACGTGACGAAAGAGGTGGTCGCCAAACTGCTAACGGAGAATCCACGCGGCAAAATTGCCATAATCAAGGACGAATTAGCCTCCTGGTTCGGCGGATTCGACGCTTACGGCAACGGAAAATCAGATAAGGATCGCCCCGATTGGCTATCGTTTTATGAGTCGAAGGAACGCTACATCGACCGGGCAATGGAGGGCCGCTCGTACCATGTTGACTCTTGGGGCGGCGTGATCCTCGGCGGCATTCAGCCCGAAGTCCTGTCCAAGATCAGCGGCAAGCTAGGGGCCGATGGAATGCTCCAGCGGTTCCAGATAATCGTCAGCAAGCCGAAGCGCCAGATCGCAAAGCGCCCAGCCGATGCCGATGCCGTGCGCGATTGGAACCGCATCATGGAAAACCTCGCCGCGATGCAGCCCGATACCCAGAGCGTGCAGCTATCGCCCGAAGCCGCTGCATTTATGGATCAGCAGGTGGAGTGGATATCCAACGCCATGCAATCGGGAGTCGCCCCGGCCCTAGTCGCTGCCCTTGGAAAGTGGGAAGGGCTATTCGGGCGCTTGATGCTCGTCAGCCAGTGCATCAGCGCAGCCGCCCTCGGGATGCGATCCCCTGCCGCCTATGTACCCCTGAGAATCGCGCAGCAAGCATGGGCCTGGATGCAATCACTACTCTGGCCGCACGCGGTGACGTTTTACATGGGACAGGCCGATCAGGGCGACGAGTACGCCTCCGTCAAGGCTTTCGCGGACTTTTGCCTAGCGCGTGATGTAGAGGCAGTTCAGCCCTACGAGATGACGCAACGGTGGAGCCATTACAGGCGGTTCAAGACCATCCAGCAGCGCCGCGAATTTTGGGCGCGAGTTGAACAGGTAGGATGGGTTCGCCCTCTGGGAGCGTTCGACCGGAACAATGCAATCGCCCGCGCCTACGAAATCAACCCGCGAGTCTATGACGGGCGATTTCGGGCGCAGGCTTTTACCGCTAAATCGGCAGCGGTTCGCTATCGAGACGCGATGCACCCGGCAATGGTTCGGGCGCAGGGCCGCGAACCTGGGGAGGACTGAACGCCCGCCGGATGCCTAGCGACACGTTTCCATCCCCTCGGCGCTTGGCTTCCGCGATGGTGAACGCGTCCAGCGTCAGGCATAGGCGCTTCATTCTCTGTTTTGGTTCGTTCATTGTCGGCCTCTCATAGATCGAAAATAATTACGAGCATTGCAAGCGCCAGGAACACGCCCAGCGCGATCATGATGCCGCCCCTAGTGCTGCGCGGGCAGCGTCAAGCCGGGCGCGTTGAGTCTTCCCCAATTGCGTGGTGTAGGAAAACGCCTCTAATATCCGCGTCACTCCCGCCAACGCCTCCCGCAGCCGCTTAACCTCGGCGCGCAGGTCGTTGTAATCAATTTCCAGACTAACGTGCGACATGATCAGCGCATCGTGGCACTTGTAGTCGGACTCGGTTTCGCGGGCCTTTGCGACTAGCGCCAGGGCCGCGTCCGTGCGCGGTGTGGTGGTGTCAAATGTGTTCATATTGCCCCCTATTCTGATTCGATTCTGTAGCTGGGAAACCGCCCGCTGATCCGCATCGTGCAGCGGCCATCGGACTCAAACGCTGCCACAATGTCGCGCTTCACCATTCGCGCCGGAACATCGGCATCCGGCTTGCGGTAGATGTACCGCTTGCCGTCGTGCCAAACGTCAATTGTTCCGCGCTGGCGATCCGCGTAATAACCGCTCGTGCCTGCGCGGTGCGTTGCAACATAAATAAACAGGTAAGTCGCGTTCATGATTCCCCCGCCGTTTCGATAATTTCGCGTTTCGTTGTCCGGTTAGCGAAAAAGTAATTCCGCGTCCGCACCCATGCGTTACTGTGCTTCGTGTATGCCGTCCAGAATCGCCCAGGCGTGCCGTTATATGTGACGGGCCTGCCCGGTACAAAGCGCCGATTTTCTAATTCGAATTCAGTGTTCATATTGCCCCCTCAGTTAAACCAACGCGAACCGATACCGCGCCCGAATTCACGGCGGAACGTGGAGCGCAGGTAATCGCCCGCACGCATCCCCTTGTAACGCTTGAAGGTGTCGCCCGTTTCCGAGTTATGCACAAGCTCACCCTCGGGCATGCAAAAGTCGCGCAGCCAGGCCCACAGCACGGACGAAGCTACGGCGCACACCGCTTTACGGTATTCCGTCGGGTAATACTGCCCCGTGCAGTAATCCAGCTTCACGCGCCCCCTCGCGTCCTCGCTGATCGTCAGCCTGCCCGAGTAGGCGCGGAACCCGGCCAGCATCATTTCAGCCGTGATCGAGTCGCGCCATCCGCAGGCATTCAGCAAAATGTGCGCCTCTTTCCGGTCGCGCATGATCTGGCGCATTTCGGCGCGGTAGCTGGACGCTTCGCCATAATTCGCCCACTCCAAACCGGGCCGCTGATTCACGAATGCCCGCAGTGCTTCGATGATTGCTTGCTTGTTCATATCTGCCAATCCCCCTATCTATGCGCCCGAATCGGTCAGGCTACCGTCAATCCACATTATGGAACCCTCCGCAAAGGGTTCGAAGTGGGGACTATTACGCGGCTTCGCGCAATTGCGTCACGTTATCCTGCGCGGGCGGTATATCGGTTCCCGTGTATTCCCCCGTGCCGCCGTTAGGTTCCCGCATCGGCATTACGACGACGACGGCATCCCGCGAATTGCCGCACATAACTCCGGCTCCGTTCCCGCCGGGATGCAGTGAAAACGTCTTTTTAGGCATATTGAAGTATTCGCAAAGCGCATCATTGCCGCGTGCCAGCAAATCGAAATCGAAGTGCGCGAATTCCCCCGACACTTTCGCCGGTATAACGCGCCGGAAGTCAGGAAACCTGCCGTCGATCGCGGCAAACAGTGCATCGCCCAGGCTATAGCGTCCGTCGGGCAGGCTGGATAGCGTTACGATCGGCATTTTCCCCTTGCACGCGGTTTTAACAGTGTCCGACGGAATGATTAGGCTAAAAGCTGTAGCGTGTTCCCCGTCCGTAAACTCGGCAGGCGCGGTACCTGCAAACAGGATATGGCCGTCAGTGCCGCAGAATGTAAGAATCCCGCCAGACTCGCAGGGCGAAAATTCCACAAGCACGCCATCCAGGTAATACCGGATATCTTTCACGGCGGAACAAATCAGAGCGGCTTTTAGATCGGACTTGCGAAGCTGCAATTGCATGGTAATTCCCCCTATCTACTAATCCGGCAGTCCGTGCCGGGCGGTTAACTCTAGCCAATGCGCCCGCATAGGCGCATAGGTTAGGATTAGCCTTGGATCGCTATCGCCTCATCCTCTAACTCATTAGCCATGCGATCCAGAAAAGCGAACCGCTCCATGTAGGCCCTGCGTGCTATCTCGAATTCGCCTTTCGGCGCGGTTTGATAATCGCGGCTATTGGGCGAACATTCCCCCAGTGCCTGCATGGCAGCACGGATCGCCTCAATGGCAATCATCCTGGCCTCTAGCAGTGCATGGCGCGATGTGCCGTTTATATTTACCTGCGGCAGTCCGTTCATTTGTTCCCCCTGCGATGCAATTCCGTACAGGCATCATTAACTTGATCCAGATATTTACACTCTGCATTGCGATCAATGTCGCGCATCGCCTGGGCAGCTTCGCCCGCATCTTTAATGATGTAACGCAATTCAGCGTCGGACTTTTTGCGGTAATCGTTCATCTTGTAGCCCCTTATTCGTTAGTTAGTCGATTCCTGCGCCTATCTATATGCATAACCCGTGCCAGATTGATGCATATACTAAGTGATTGATATGCATAGGTTCCCAAAATCGGCCAGCAATCCACCTGTCGGCATTCCGTCAAAATGTGTCGGCGTTTCGTCAATGTGTCGGAATCTCGGCATATAGTCTTGGTCAAACCGTGGTCAATCTATGTGGATTATTTTCGTGGTGTAGATGGGTACGCGCCACGCGAGATAGCGCTAGGATTTGATCTTTCTTTCTCTATATCTGCCTCTCTAGCGCTCTTACGGGAAATTCAACCCATCATCACCCAGTTTGACTTTGACCACGTTTCACCCAGCTTGACCAAGCAAAGGCGAAAGCGCAGCAACCTGGGCATCGTTGCGAGCCAGCAACAAGCGCCAAAACAGGGGCCGCAGCTTGCGCTAAGTGCATGGCGCGATGGGCCAATCGCTCCCCTGCATCATGGCAGCGCGTCCGGTTTCGGCGCGGATCGCAGGCATTTCCGCCGGTCGGGCGTGGTCAAGCGTGGTCGGGCGTGGTCAATGCTGGCTTGCCGGGCTGATTCCGGCAGGCCGGGGGAGCAAGGGCCTTGGCCGACCGTGTGCAGGTCTGGGACTCCCCGTCATACCTTTCGCAAATTTTTCGCCGCGCAAAAAAATTTAGGATTCCCCACCTTTGCAAAGTGCCCAAGGATTGGCGGCAAGGCAGTCAGGCTGGGTTTTCTGGATGCGGGGTAGGGGATGGTATGTGCGAAGGCTGAATAACGCGCTGTAGGGCTTCTGAGCGGTTTTGTGCGGCAGGCGGTTGCAGTTGGAAGAATTCGGGCGTATAACGGGGCCATGGGGATACGGAGCCGGATGACGCGTGACTCGCTTACTCGGGTGGACGAGGAGGAGTTGGAGGCGTTTTTTGATGATGTGGTTGAGGTCGGGTTGGTGGGGGCGTGTGCGAACCGGATTTGGACGTTGGGGGCGGTGCTGAACTGGTTGCGGGCCTCGGATGATCGGTGGGGCGGGTACCAGGATGCGTTGAAGGCGCGGGCGGAGGTTCGGTTCCACGAAGGGGGGGAGATTGTGGATCGGGCTGGGCCGGACGATGTTGCGGTGGCGAAGCTGCGAAGTGCGTGGCGGCGGGATGAGGCGAAAGTGTGGAGCCGGGAGCAGTATGGCGACCGGGTAGCGATTGAGAAGTCGGCGGCGTTTGGGGCCGATGCGGGATTGATCGGGCTGGCCGGTGCGTTGCTGGCGAGGTTGGCCGCGCCGGTTGCGGCAGAAAAGATTATTGACGGCGAGGTTGTTGAGGAAGTGGAGGCGGATGACCCCGTTGAGGTGGAAATCGTTGCACAGCGAGAGTCTGGAAGCGAAGTTAGCGAAGCCGGGGAGGTGGTGCGAGAGTCCGCGCCCAGCGGAACGCGTGAGCAGCACGGGAACCCCCTTCCCGATAGTCCTCCCCGGCGGACGCTGCACGAACCGAGTAGTCTCGGGCCGATATGAGCGAATTGACTCCAGAGCAGGTGAAGATGCTGCACGCGCTGCCGGTCGAGGGCGCGATTCGGTACTGGGATGAGTTGGAGGAGATCGGGCGGCAGCAGGGGAAACTGAACCAGGTGGTGCGGATGCTGGTCTGCGCGGATTTGTATTATCTGATGGTGCGGGTGTGTAATCGCGTGGATATGCTGCCGTGCGTCGGGCGACCGGGGTTTGTGGATAACTCGTTTGCGTTTGATCGGTGCCGGGAAGTTGAGGCGAACCCCAACGGGTATCTGGATCTGTGGTCACGCGAACACTGGAAGTCCTCCACGATTACGTTCGGGTTGTCGATTCAGAGCATTTTGAAAGACCCCGAGATAACGATCGGGATTTTCTCCCACACACGACCCATTGCGAAAGCGTTTTTGCGCCAGATCATGCGCGAGTTGGAAGAAAACCTCACGCTGCACGCGGCGTTTCCCGATGTGCTGTACGGCAAGGATATCCGTAAGGCCGCGAAGTGGTCGGAGGACGACGGGATTATTGTAAAGCGTAAGTCGAACCCCAATGAGGCGACCGTTGAGGCGTGGGGGTTGGTGGACGGCCAGCCGACATCGAAGCACTTCAAGGTGCTGCACTACGATGACGTTGTGGTTGCGGGTTCCGTGACGACTCCGGAAATGATCGCCAAGGTGATGATTGAGATGGAGCGTTCGTATAACCTTGGGACAACGCCGGGGATAAAACGCGGGGCCGGGACGCGGTGGCACTTTAACGATGCCTATAAAACGCTGACGGATCGCGGGACGCTGACGGCTCGGGAGTATCCGGGCAGGATTGGTGGCGTTGAGGACGGCCAGTCGATTGTGTGGGACGACCTGACGCACCACCAGAAGCGAAAGGACATGGGGCCGTACACCTATGCAGCGCAGATATTGCTGAACCCGAAGGCCGATTCGTTGCAAGGGTTCCAGCGCGAGTGGTTGCGGTATTACAGCAAAAAGCCGACCAAGACGAACAACTACATCTTGGTGGACTCGGCAAACTCCAAACGCAAGGACTCCGACTACACCGCGATGTGGGTGATTGGGCTAGGTCAAGACCAAAACTATTATGTGCTGGACATGGTGCGTGATCGGCTGAACCTGACTGAACGTGCGGCTCGGTTGATTGAACTGCATCGCAAGTGGAAACCCAAGCAAGTGCGGTGGGAGCAGTACGGATTGATGGCGGACATTCAGCACATCAAGTCTGTGCAGGAGGCCGAGGGGTATCGGTTTGACATCATGGAGGTTGCGGGCAGGACGGGTAAGGATGACCGTATCTCGCGGCTGATACCGATATTTGAGCAGGGGAGGATTTACTTTCCCAAGAGTTTTTATGTGACCGATTACGAGAAAAACACTCGGAACCTGGTGCATGACTTCATTGAACAGGAGTACCTGCCGTTCCCTGTTAGCGCCCACAAGGACATGATTGACTCCCTTGCGCGGATTGAGGAGCCGAACTTGAAATTGGTCTGGCCGAAAGAGGTGCAGCTTGAGGCACCGGATCGGCGGGTTAACGCTCAGAACCACCACGTTAATACTGGCTGGATGGGGCATTGATGAGCAACGGGATGGTAGCCAATGGCTGATAACAAACTTGCGCCCCCAAGCAAGAACAAACTGCCTTGGTATGAACAGGCGTTGTCAATGGAAGGCCGCGCTGCCTTTTTGCCATTCCAAGACACTATGCCGGGTTCAGTAATGAACCAACGAAGTTTTGCGTTGCCGGGTGTTATTGCTGGCGCAGTCAACGCGGCAACCGCACCAGGGCGGGCTTACAGCGGCAGCGACCCTAACTTCAGCGCAGAAGAAGAAGCCGCAAACTTTGCTATGAACGTAATGGGTGGTGGTATTGGCGCGTCAAGGGCCGCGCCTGCACCCGCTGGTTCGTTAGGAATGTTTATTGGCAAAACGGCTAAGACTTGGGATGCCCGCGCAGCCGCTAAAGCAATAGAACTAGAAAAAGCCGGTGTAGATGCAAAAGCAATATGGCAACAAACCGGCACTTGGAAAGCCCCCGATGGTATGTGGCGGCAAGAAATACCCGACGCATCAGCCGGATTTAGGATGGACTTTAACGCCGCTATGCCAAGCAAAAGCAATGCTTATGCGTCTGTCAAAGAGATGCCTATTGGCGGCGCGTTTAACCACCCTGAGTTATATGCGGCGTACCCAGACATACTCCGCAAGGGGCGTATTGAGGTTGCAAAATCACCAGAATGGATGCCTGCGTCAAGCAATGCAGGCACTTCACGCGGGGATAAGTTTACCGTGCGTAATAAAACCGAAGAGGGCGCAAGGTCTACTGTGTTACATGAGTTACAACACGCGGTTCAAGATACAGAAAAATTTGCGTCCGGTGGCATGCCAGGAGAGTTTTATAACGCAGCGTTATCTCGGTTGATGGCGGAAAATCCTCGCGTACCGCCAAGTCAATTAACCCAAGCAGCAAACAAAGAAGCAATGGCTAATTACCAAGCGTTAATGGGCGAAGCTGAAGCGCGGGCCACGCAAGCGCGGGCTAACTTAACCGCTGCCGAACGAAGAAACCTGTTGCCAGAACAATCATACGATTTGCCTTTACGGTTCTTGCGGGCCAAATAATGCAACCGCCCGTTTATGCAACATATTTGACGGATTGACAAATCAAGAGTACAAGGTGCGTGAGGCAGACTAACTTATGGGTGCGTTGTGAAGAAAAGCGTGTCTCTAGCGGTGGGTCGCGGCGAGAAACTCCCAGTGAGCAAGGGCGCTGGCCTGACCGCCAAAGGCCGCGCCAAGTACAACGCGGCCACCGGCAGCAACTTGAAGCCCCCCGCGCCCAGCCCCAAGACCGCAGCCGACAAAGGGCGCAAAGCGTCATTTTGTGCGCGTATGGGAGCAGTAGCCGCCAACGCAAAGAACGGCGAACGTGCAAAAGCCTCTCTCAAACGATGGAAGTGCTGACATGAAGAAGCCTGGTAGCCCCGGTTTGTACGCTGCAATCAACGCCAAGCGCGACCGCATCGCTGCGGGCAGCAAAGAGAAAATGCGTAAGCCCGGCGCACCCGGCGCACCGACTGCGAAGGCGTTCAAGCAGTCGGCCAAAACTGCGAAGAAGAGGTAGCCATGCCACTGGTCAAGTCAAAGTCACCCGCCGCCTTTCGCAAGAACATCAAGGCAGAAGTCGCTGCGGGCAAACCGGTCAAGCAAGCCGTTGCAATTGCATCCGCAGTCAAACGCGGCGCGATGATGAAGAAGAAATAGTGGCCTATCAAGACACCGGCATCAACGAAGCAGGCGCGGTTGCAAGCGGCGGCACTAAGTCCGACCGTGGCAACGGCGAGATGCTGGCGACCATGCGGACGCGCCTTACAATGGCGATTTCGGCCTACTCGGACTCGCGTGAGGACGAACTGGACGACCTGCGCTTTCGTGCGGCCTCTCCCGACAACCAGTGGCAATGGCCCGCAGACGTACTGGCGACCCGTGGTTCGGTGCAAGGCCAGACGATCAACGCTCGGCCCTGCCTGACGATCAACAAGCTGCCGCAGCATGTGCTGCAAGTCACCAACGACCAGCGTCAGAACCGGCCCAGCGGCAAAGTAATCCCGGCGGACGACAAAGCCGACATTGAGGTGGCCGAGATATTCAACGGTCTGGTGCGGCACATTGAGTACATCTCGGATGCCGATGTTGCTTACGACACGGCCTGCGACAACCAGGTCACGTTTGGCGAGGGGTACTTCCGCATTCTGACCGAGTACTGCGACGACAACACCTTTGAACAGGATCTGCGGATCGGGCGCATTCGGGACTCATTCAGCGTGTACATGGATCCGACGATCCAAGACCCGTGCGGCTCGGATGCCGAGTGGTGCTTCATCAACCAAGAGTTGACCACCGAAGAATACGAACGCGAGTTCCCCGATGCCTCGCCCCTGTCCAGCCTTGCCTACGGTGTGGGCGATGGGCAACTGAATGCGTGGATTAACCAAGACACGGTGCGGATTGCCGAGTACTTCTACATCAAGCACGAAGCCAAGAAACTGAACCAGTACGCCGGTGGAATGACCGCAATGGCGGGTTCGCCCGAGGCAAAGCAAATTGAAATGATGGGTTTGCAAGCCGTAAAGACCCGCGATGTAGACGTTCGCACGGTCAAATGGTGCAAAACCAACGGGTTTGAGGTGCTGGAAGAGCGCGATTGGGCGGGCAAATACATCCCCGTTATCCGCGTGATTGGCAACGAATTTGAGATAGATCGGCGGATGTACATCAGCGGTTTGGTGCGAAACGCCAAGGACGCGCAACGGATGTACAACTACTGGGTCAGCCAAGAGGCCGAGATGCTGGCGCTGGCACCCAAGGCACCGTTTATCGGCTACGGCGGTCAGTTTGAGGGCTACGAGCAGCAGTGGAAGACGGCCAACATCAACAACTGGCCCTACCTTGAGGTCAACCCCGATGTGACCGACGGCCAAGGCGGGCCGCTGCCGTTGCCAGCACGGTCACAACCTCCGATGGCCTCAAGCGGCCTGTTGCAAGCCAAAGCGGGCGCGGCAGACGACATCAAGTCGTCGACCGGGCAGTACGACTCAAGCCTTGGGGCCACCAGCAACGAGCGGTCGGGACGGGCGATTCTGGCCCGCGAGAAGCAGTCCGACACCGGCACCTACCACTATGTTGACAACCTGGCGCGGGCGATCCGGTACGCCACGCGGCAACTGGTTGATCTGATCCCGAAGATCTACGACACGCAGCGCATCGCCCGCATCATTGGCATCGACGGCGAGACAGAACAAGCCATGATTGACCCGATGCAGCCCATGCCGGTCAAGCGGATTCAGAACGAGGCGGGCATCGTCATCAAGAAGATCTACAACCCCAACGTCGGCAAGTACGATGTTGCGGTCACGACCGGCCCAAGCTACATGACCAAGCGGCAGGAGTCGCTGGATGCCATGTCGCGGCTCTTGCAAGGCAACCCGCAACTGTGGGCCGTGGCTGGCGACTTGTTTGTCAAGCACATGGATTGGCCGGGGGCGCAGGAAATGGCCGCACGGTTAGCCAAAACGATCGATCCCAAGCTGTTGTCCAACGAGGACGACCCGGCGCTGCAAGCGGCTAACCAGCAGATGCAGGGGATGGCTCAAGAGATGCAGCAGATGCAAGCGATGCTGCAAAACGTCAGTCAGTCGATGGAAGCCCAAACGCTTAGGGTCAAAGAGTTTGATAGCCAGGTCAAAGCCTACGATGCCGAAACCAAACGGATCTCTGCAACGCAATCCGGGATGAGCGAAGAGCAGATTCAAGATATTGCAATGGGCGTGGTTGCTGCGGCAATCGAATCGCAAAGCCAGATGATGCCGGTGATGCGTGAGCAGTCCATGCCTATGGAAATGATGCCGCCGCCTGACATGGGTCAGATGCCACCGCAAGGACTGCCGCAATGAAATGCAACGACTTTCTAGGGATGCTGTTTCTAGCGCGGGATGTGGCGCATTCTGTGCATCTTAATACCCGCAGCTACGCTAAGCACGTTGCGCTGAACATCTTCTACGAGCGTGTCGTGGGCGTTGCGGACGACTTTGCCGAAGCCTACCAAGGCCGCTACGGTCTGATCGGCCCGATCTCGCTGATGTCTGCCAAGAAGACAGGCAACATCATTGAGTTTCTGGAAGATCAGATGCAAGAGATCGAATCCGTCCGGTATGACGTTGTGGATAAGTCTGATAGCGCGTTGCAGCAACTCATCGACAACATCATTGAGTTGTACGCCAGGACATTGTACAAACTCAAATATCTGGCATAGGAAAAATCATGGCCTCAAATTACCTGAACATTAGCGCAACCACGCAAATCAAGGTCGGTGCCGGTAAACTCAAGGGCATCATGTGCAGCACCGCGTCTGCCACGCCGACGATTGCGGTCTATGACTCGGCAACTGCGGCTACAAACGCGGTCACGATAATTGCGGAATTTGTACCCGGCGCACATACGATGTATTCGCTGACGGGGGATGACGGTGGAATCTGGTTCAGCAAAGGTTTGTATGTAGTGATCGGCGGCACCGTTGGTGTCACGTTCATTTACGAATAGGAACGAACATGGCCCATTATTATCAGTTGAGCGTAACTGCCAGTGTGCCAAACAAAACCACGATTAAGGTGGGGTTTGGAAAACTTAAGGGCATATTTTGTAGTTCTGCATCAGCCACGCCTCGCGTGACGGTGCATGACTCTGCAACGCAAACAGCAACAGATCCCACAATCATCAGCATTCTGACCCCACAAGCCAGCGAGAACTATCCGTTGAGTGGGGCTGATAGCGGTATTGGATTTAGCCGTGGCCTGTATGTTCTGGCTACAGGCACGATGGAATTGACTTTTGTTTACGAATAACCGCACTGGCGCGGAACGCCAGGGATTCCAAGGAATCAAGCCATGTCTGACGAAGTACTAGCGGAAGCACCCGCGCCGGAACAGGTTGCCACGGCGGCACCTGAACCTGAGATTGCAGCGCCGGTAGAAGCACAACCGGAGTCACCGAAAAGTTTCTCGCAAGAGGAACTGGACGCGGCTATCGGGAAGAGGCTTGCAAGAGAGCAGAGGAAGTGGGAACGCGAAGCACGGCAGGCCGAAGCACCAAAGCCCGTCCCTGTGGAGCATGTTACGCCGGAACAGTTTACGACGACCGAGGAATACGTTGAGGCACTGACGACTTCCAAGGCGCAACAAATTGTTCAGCAGCAACAGTACGCGAAACAGCAACAAGAGTTGCTTGGTAGTTATCACGAGAAGGAAGAGGATGCGCGTGGCCGGTACGAGGACTTCGAACAAGTCGCGTACAACCCCAAGCTGCCGATTACTGATGTGATGGCCCAGACGATTCAGGCTGCGGATAACGGCCCAGATATTGCATATTATCTTGGCACGAATCCAAAGGAAGCTGACCGCATTGCCCGACTCACGCCGATCTTGCAGGCTAAAGAAATAGGAAGATTGGAAGCGAAGGTTGCTTCCGAACCCGCTACAAAACGTACATCCAGCGCACCTGCGCCGATTTCACCCGTCACCGCTCGCGGAGGTCACTCCAGCGGTTTCGATACCACAGACCCAAGGTCACTTAAAACCATGACCACAAGCCAGTGGATTGAAGCTGAAAGAGCACGACAAGTGAAAAAGCAGGAAGCGAGGAACCGCTAACACAATTCATAATCCGGAAAGTTATCAGAAAGGCATCTTTTCCTAAGTGTAAACCTATGAATGCCAATGACTTTAGCAGCCTCCGCAAAGGAGCGATATTCAACACCCATAACTCTGCAAGCAGTGTTGCGGTGGTGGGCAAGGCTTCGCTCTTTTTTGGACGCATCGCTATGACCAGCACGGGCAAAAAGAGGACGTTTGCGGCCAAGAAGTGCGGCGCGTTGCTTTGCTTTTGTTTCGTCGGACGTAACCCGTCCGGTGCGATATTTGCGAATCTTCTCCCGCGTTTCAGGGCTACGGATGTAGCGGCCATTTTTTTGGAGAAGGTCGCCATGTCTTTCTTGCAAATGCTCTCTTTGCGTAAGACATTCAAGGTTGTCGGCGCGGTTGTCGGTTTTGTCGCCGTTAATGTGGTGGACTTGTTTGCTTGGCGTAAAATCGTCAAGCCAACATGTCGCCACAATGCGGTGCATAAGCCTACCCCCAAACCACAAGTACCCCTGCGGATGGACAGTTGGGGTACAAGGTTGCATCTTTCTGATAACTTTCCCGCAACGCGAAACCGCGTAAAGATGGTCAAAGAATCGGTATTCGGTTCCTTCTATCGTAACGCTAATCATGTTGTGCCTTCTTTGGTGGTTATGGAATCGTCATTCTAACCTAGTTTCTTGGAGAAGTATAATGGCCAATAGTTTGCTCACAATTGATATGATCACCAGGAAGTCTCTCGAAATCCTTGAGAACAACCTGGTTATCTCCCGCAACGTAAACAAGGAGTACGACGACTCGTTTGCCGTCGAAGGTGCCAAGATCGGCTCGACCCTGCGGATTCGTCTGCCGGATCGCGCTCTGGTGACCGACGGGGCCGCGCTGCAAGTGCAGGACGACAACGAGCAGTACACCACGCTGACGGTTTCCAGCCAGAAGCACATCGGCATCAACTTCACTTCCGCCGAACTGACCATGCAGTTGGACGACTTCGCGGAGCGCGTTCTCAAGCCGCGTATCAGCCAGTTGGCTGCGAGCGTGGACGCTGATGTTGCCAACGCGTACAAGTCGATTTTCAACACCGTTGGCACTCCCGGCACCACGCCTGCGACCGCTCTGGTTCTGCTGCAAGCGCAACAGAAACTGAACGAGTCGGCTGCGCCTATGTCGCCGCGCTACGCGACTGTCAACCCGGCTGCGAACGCTGGTCTGGTGAACGGCCTGTCGGGTTTCTTCAACCCGCAAAGCACGATCTCCCGCCAGTTCAAGACCGGCATGATGGGTGAGGGCGTTCTTGGCTACGATGAAATGAACATGTCGCAGTCGATTGTTAACCACACCACGGGCAGCCGCGCAGGAACCATTCTGGTCAACGAAACGGTCGCTACTCAAGGGCAAGCTACCATTACGCTTGATGGCCTTACCTCGACCACCACAGTCACTGTGGGCGACGTGTTTACCATTGCTGGCGTGTATGCGGTCAACCCGCAAACCCGTCTTAGCACCGGTAGCCTGCAACAGTTTGTGGTAACCGCAGCGCAAACAGCGTCCGGTGGCGACATGGCTAACATGGCTATCTCGCCGCCCATGTACACGGCTGCAAATGCGCTGGCGACCATCGATGCGTTCCCGGCTAACAACGCTGCGGTGACGTTCGTTGGAACCGCGTCCACCGTGTACCCGCAAAACTTGGTTTATCACAAGAACGCGATCACGCTGGCTACGGCTGACCTCTTGCTCCCGCAAGGTGTTGATATGGCTTCGCGCCAAGTGCATAACGGGATCTCGATGCGTATCGTGCGTCAGTACGATATCAACAACGACCGTATGCCTTGCCGGGTCGATGTGCTGTATGGTTTCAACACCATTCGCCCGCCGATGGCCTGCCGTATCTGGGGTTAACCAAAACGCCCCCGCCTAGCGCGGGGGCAATTCAATCTTTCAGGAGAAGCAATCATGGCACTTCCTTCAGTTGGTGGCGGCTATCAGTTCACTGATGGCAATACGAATGAACTGGAAATCGACACCCAAGCAGCACCCCAAACGGCAACGTCCACGGCAACTTTGTCTACCACGCAAACCCTTGGCGGCCTGTTGGTGGGCGATCCGACGACCACGGCGGCGACTTACACTTTCCCCACCGCCACGGCAATCGACGCAGTAATGACCAACATGAAGACCAACAGCACGTTCCGGCTGACGGTTATCAACCTTGGCACCAGCACCGGCCTCATCACAATGGCCGTTGGTACGGGCATTACTGCTGTTGGCAACCTGGTTGTGGCTATCACCGGCAGCGCGGCTGGCGTTGGCGGCGCGGCGCAGTTCCTGTTCCGCAAAACCGGCACCGCAGCCTACACCGTGTACCGTGTAGCCTAAGTAACACCCGCCCCTTAGCAATAGGGGGCGGGATTTGGAGAAGATCATGGTCATCTACATGCGGCACCCAGTTCACGGCACCAAGGTCGCTATTGCGGAGGCCGAGGCCGAGGCCGATGCGAAGAACGGTTGGGAACGCTATGACGCAGGTGCGTTGCTGACACCCAGAGAACCCGTGCTGAACGAACTGGCTAAACCTCGCGGGCGACCGCGTAAGGAACTCGCGGCATGACCACTTCCGCTGGCGATCAGATCAACGGAGCGTTGCGCCTTATCGGTCAATTGGCCGAAGGGGAAACGCCTTCTGCGGCGACTTCCGATGACGCGCTGACTGCGCTGAACCAGATGTTGGATAGCTGGTCGGCTGAGCGCCTGTCCGTGTTCTCAACGCAAGACCAAGTGTTCACCTGGCCTGCGTCTACCAAATCCAGAACCATTGGGCCAACTGGCGACTTTGTTGGCAACCGACCCGTGTTACTGGATGACGCAACGTACTTTCGAGATCCAAGTAACAACATCAGTTTTGGCATCAAGATTATCAACCAGCAACAGTACGACGGCATTGCGGTAAAGACCGTCACCAGCACCTATCCGCAGGTGATCTGGGTAAACATGGACATGCCCAATATGGACATGTACATCTACCCCGTGCCGACAAAGGCGCTGGAGTGGCACTTCATCAGCGTTACCGAACTGGTCGAGCCAGCGACTCTAGCGACCACGTTAGTGGTGCCTCCCGGCTATTTGCGTTGTTTCCGATTCAATCTGGCGTGTGAGATTGCTGCCGAGTTTGGCGTGGAGCCGCCGCCCCAAGTGCAGCGGATTGCGATGTCCTCCAAGCGCAACATCAAGCGGATCAACAACCCCGACGATGTAATGAGCCTGCCGTACAGCATCGTGGCAACCCGCCAGCGGTTCAATATCTACAGTGGCAATTACTAATTGAAAACGCCTATCCTTGGCGGTAGCTACGTCACCCGGTCAATCAATGCGGCAGACAATCGCATGATTAATCTTTTTCCTGAAGCTATCCCCGAAGGCAGCGGAGGAAAAGAGGCGGGGTTCCTGCTGCGGTGTCCCGGCTTGCGGTTACTTGCAACCGTTGGCACCGGCCCTATTCGCGGGCTATGGGTTACCAACGGCGTGGCCTATGTGGTGTCGGGAAGTCAGTTCTACAGCTTGTCTACCAGCTACACGGCTACCCTGCTTGGCACCGTCACCGGCACCGGCCCGGTTAGCATGGCCGACAACGGGACGCAGATCTTTATCGCCTGCAACCCGCTAAGCTACATCTACAACATATCTACGGCGGTGTTTGCCCAGATCACGGACGTTGACTTTCCCGGCGCGGGATCAGTGGGCTACCTTGACGGGTACTTCGTATTCAACGAACCGAACAGCCAGAAGTTTTGGGTAACCAGCTTGCTAGACGGCGCGTCGGTTGACCCTCTGGATTTTGCCAGCGCGGAGGGCTACCCCGATGACGTAGTGGCGCTGATCGTAGACCATCGCGAAGTCTATCTATTCGGCAACAACAGCGTGGAGGTCTGGTACGACGCGGGAACGCCGGACTTTCCCCTAGCGCGTGTTCAGGGCGCGTTTATGGAAGTTGGCTGCGAGGCCGCGTACTCTGTGGCAAAACTAGACAACAGCGTGTTCTGGCTAGGGTCGGACGCTCGGGGCCGTGGGATTGTCTACCGGGCCAACGGCTACACGCCCGCACGGATCTCGACCAACGCGGTGGAATACGCCATCCAAAGCTACGGCAACATTACTGACGCGATTGGCTACACCTACCAGCAGGACGGTCACCCGTTCTATGTGCTGATCTTCCCGTCTGCCAACGCGACATGGGTCTTTGACGTATCGACCATGCTGTGGCACGAGCGGGCAGCGTTTCAGGACGGGGAATTTGTCCGGCACCGCAGCAACTGCCAGATGTCGTTCAATGACGAGATTGTGGTGGGCGACTATGAGGACGGGCGAGTGTACGCCTTTGACCTTGAGGTCTACGCTGACGACGACCAAATCCAGAAGTGGCTGCGGTCGTGGCGGGCGCTGGCTACGGGGCAGAACAACCTCAAGCGCACCGCGCATCACTCGCTGCAACTCGATGCTCAAACGGGCGTGGGCCTCAACAGCGGGCAAGGCAGCGACCCACAGGTCATGTTGCGCTGGTCGGATGACGCAGGGCATACTTGGTCAAACGAGCATTGGAAGTCAATGGGCGCAATCGGCGGCTATGGCTACCGCACAATCTGGCGGCGGCTCGGCATGACGGAGAAGATCCGCGACCGGGTGTACGAGGTGTCTGGAACCGATCCGGTCAAGATCGCCATCATGGGCGCGGAACTGTTCGTTACCCCGACCAATGCCTAACGTCACCAACATCCCCGCGCCTCGGGTGCCGTTTATTGACGAGCGCACCGGCCTTATGGCGCGGGAGTGGTATCGGTTTTTCCTCAACCTGTTTACTCTGGCCGGTAACGGCAACAACCCCATATCGCTTGAGGAAGTGCAGCTTGGGCCACCCAATCAGCCCGATCTGACCGAGTTGCTGATCCAGATCAACCAGAACATCGCCCCGCAGTACGAGGATCAATCGGGCGACTTCTTGGCTACCTTGGACACCGCGCAACTCATGTCGATGATGGCGCGGTTTGAGAACGCCGAAGCCGCCATTCAAGGCGCGTACCTCCACCCGGTTGTGCAGACCGGCACCATTGCCAACTACAACCTTGACGGTAGCCCAACGGCGGGGGGCATCGTCTACGGCACCGGCCCAGCGTTGGCGGTCAGCGCAGCGGGGACAGTAGGCCAGGTGCTGACCAGCGCAGGAGCCGGTACGCCGACTTGGGCAACGGCGGCGGCTGGCACGGTGACCAGCGTGACCGGAACCGCCCCCGTTGTGTCCTCTGGTGGCACTACGCCAGCAATCTCAATGCCCGCTGCTACAACGTCGGTCAACGGCTATCTGACCAGCACGGATTGGAATACGTTTAATGGCAAGGGCAGCGGCACCGTAACCTCTGTTAGCGGTACTGCCGGGCGGATTACCAGCACGGGCGGGGCAACTCCTGTCATCGACTTGGTTTCTGGCATTGCCACGCCGGGAACGACCGGATCTGTGTCGCTCATCCCCGTAGTCACCATCGACACCTACGGGCGGGTGACCAGCATCACAACCGCTGCCAATCCGCAAGGAACCGTCACCAGCGTGACCGGCACAGCGCCGGTTGTCAGTTCTGGCGGCGCGACCCCAGCAATCTCAATGGCGGCTGCAACAACAAGCGTCAACGGCTACCTAACCAGCGCGGATTGGACTACGTTCAACAACAAGCAACCGGCGGGCAGTTATCTGGTCAACGGCGGTGCGTTAGGCACACCGTCTAGCGGTTCGGTAACAAACCTGACCGGCACGGCTAGCATCAACATCAACGGGACGGTTGGCGTTACAACGGCAAATACTGGTTACTTTACAACGCTATCGGCAACTGGGTTATTTTCCTTTGGGCAGCGTTCATTCCAAGACGGTACAGGACGAATTTCTGTTACCGGCGCAACAACGATATGGTCGATTGTTTCTGGCGGTTCAAGTGTCGGGGCTTCTGTAGCTTTGGTTTTAGCTAACGGTTACAACACGGCTTCGCCAACAAATTCGTTTGTAGATTTGGTTTTGTTCATGCCAAGCGGAGTGCCGATGGTGATTAGTTCTATAAACCGGGGCGTACCAGCAGTAAGAACATGGACTTCAAGCGGCGCATCTTTGCAACTAGCAATGGCGGCTGGAACTTACAACGTAGCAAGCGCAATTACAGAACAAGCGTGTTAAACAGCATCCAATTATTTAACCGGGAAAAACCATGACCGTCACCGTAAAAGTACTGATCCCGGCCAAGACCGCCGAGAATAGCCAAACAACCCAATACACCGCGACCAACGTCACCACGATCATCGACAAGTTCACGGCGACCAACTTCAGCGCAACTGCGGCGACCTTGAGCGTCAACTTGGTCACGGCGGCGGACACGGCGGGCAACCAGAACTTGATCACTAAGACCAAGACTCTGGCCGCGTCCGAGGTGTACACTTTCCCTGAGATTGTCGGCCAGGTGCTGATGGCAAGCGGGTTTATCTCCACCATCGCTGGAACGGCCTCGGCCATCAACATCCGCGCCTCGGGGCGGGAAGTTAGCTGATAGGCCACAGGAGAAAGACATGGCAATGCTAGAAGACGTACTCGGCCAATACGACCAGAGCAATTTTGATATCCGCTCGACTGCGGCGCTCATCCGCCAGCTTGGGCAACAAGTGGGGCTGACAGAAGACGAACTAGCCGCTGCCGTTCCGGTGTTTGGCGACGAGCATCGGGCGGCGTACAACAGCGGCTACACCGAAGGCAGCAACTATTCTGCCATTGCTCAACGGGCGGTCTCGGATGCCTTGGCTGCGCGGGGGGCAGACCCATCGCGTTTTAATCAAGCTACGCAAGGCTTTGTGGATCAAGGCGCACAGCAAGCACAGCAACGCTGGCAAGCCACACAAAAGCCGGATGGCGGGTTGCTTGGCAATCTTGGGCCGATTGCCAAAATTGCCGCGTTGTTTCCCGGCCCGCAGCAACCGTTTCTACTGGCGGCAAATGCGGCAAACAGTCTAAGCCAAGGCGATTTGATTGGTGCAGGAACAAACGCGCTTGGAGCCTATAACGGTTTCAGCGGAGGGTACAACCCCGGTGCTGGCGGCGAGAACGCATTATCAGCCCAAGAGTTTGCGGCCAATGCTGGCCCCGCGTACACAGGAGGCAATATGGCCGGAGAATTTAACCTTGGAGACTATCAAAGTTTCCCGACTAGCAGTCCCGACTACACGGACTTAGGCGATTATCAGAGTTTCCCGGCCCCATCCCCTAGCGGAGGGTACGCCCCCGGTGCTGGCGGTGAGGGGACATTGAGCGCGGACGAGTTTGCGGCCAATGCAGGCGTTGGTGCGCCCGGTGCCACCGCGTCTGGGCTAGGGATGCTCCAGAAACTTATGGCAGCTACCGGCTTGTCCGAAAAGCAGCTTATGGGCTTAGGCGCGGCGGGGATCTCCAGCCTTACCTCGCTGTACGGGGCCAGCCGGATCGGTAAAGCCGCCTCTACTGCGGCAAACATTGGTACGGGTGCGGCTGACCGCGCTACGGCACTCCAAACGCAGATGTATCAAGACCAATTGTCGCGGTCGCAACCGTTCTATCAAACAAGCGTAAATGCTTTAGGCCCATACACAAAAGGCATTATGGGTTCATCGGAAGACCAAGCTGCTGGACGACCTGGCCCGCTAGTGCGCCCGTTTGACCCTAATAAGGACTACATACAGTCACCGTATTATCAATTTAGTTTAGATAAAAAGCTAAAAGACTACACTAACAAACTAGCTGCAATGGGGCGAGTTGATTCAGGGCCGATGCGACGGGGCGTTTTGGACATCGCGAGCGCGGCGGGTCAAGAAGATATTACGAACGCTTACAATCGGTACAACCAAGACTTGAGTACGCAGCGCACCGCGCTAGGAAATTTGGCGGGCTATGGGCCACCGGCTGCTGCCGTGCAAAATGCGGCTTCGACTAATTACGCAACCAACGTGGGCAACCTTGGCATGAGCGCCGCAGGCACTCAAGCTAACGCGGGGCTGACCGCCGCGCAAGCCAACCAATCGGCATACGGCAACGTCGGCAACGCATTTGCAAACTACCTTGCGCCCAACCCAATGAACGAGTTTTTCCAAAACCAACTCAATAGACGGCCGGTGGTGTAATCATGGCAGACATCAACTTTGGCATACTCGACACGCAAAGCCCCGCGAAGATCGGCAATGCGTTTATCCGCACGCCGGAGCAGCAGAACGCCAATATGCTCCAAGCGATGCAGATGCAGGGGTTGGTAAATCAAAATGAACTAGCGCAATCACAACTCAGAACTGCTAGACGCGCCGAAGAAGGACAAGCCCTGCTTGGTCAAGCCTACGCAGGAGCCGATTTTGGGACAGGCGGAACTGCGGGAGGAATGGCAGGTGGTGCTGGTCAATCACCATATCCTTCAATGAGAGAAAGTATTGTTAAAAAACTTCTTGGAACTCCTAGTGCTTACCTAATTCCTGGCGAGTTGGCAAAAATTAATGAGAGGGAACATAAAGAAACGATTAACAGAGAAGCGCAAGGGAAAGTAGAAAAACAAGCGCGTGAGGCTGTTGACCATACATTGAAACAATTTCAAACCGAAGTACCTAGAGTTACCGACGCAGCAGGCGTTGAAAGATATGTCAGAGCAACTCATAGAGATAAGTTGTTAGGGCCGATAGTGAGTAGGTTCAAGACAGAAGACCAAGATGTTGCTGATGCTGTAAATTTGTTCAATTCGCCCGGCGGCGCGAACAAATGGGCCACGCAAAACATGGGTATGTCAGCAGATAAATTTGTTGACCTGTTGAAATTTACGACAAGAACCACGCCTCTGGGTAACGTCAGTAGAGCAGAAAAAGTAGATTTCTTTGGCAATTCAGTTGGCATCCCGGTTGATACCCCGATGGGGGCAGCGCCAAGCACTGTTGCGGCGCTATTGTCCGCCAATGCAGCGGGTATGAAATGGGATCCTGAACAACTTAAATTTGTAAATGTTGTGCCTGCGGGAACGGCGATGCAGCCCCCAGCGGCAAGTAACGCATCTGTAGCCGCGCCAACTAACGCAATAGGCACACCACCCGCCGCGCCTGTTAACGCAATGATTGCCCGCCCCGCCGCACCCGCAGCAACGGGCGGGTATTCAAACAGAGTATTGCGCGAGATGGCGGCAAAAGGTATGCAACCGGATGGCAAAGGCGGGCAAACCTTTATACCTGGCGGCGAAAAAGACCCGGCGGCTATAGTAAGGCTTGAATCAGCTAGGGCTGAAGGCACTGCAACAGGTAAAGATATGGTAGCGGCGGTAAGAACACTGCCTAACGCAATAGCAAGCAGTCAAAAGGCATTGGCTAATATTGACGCTATGTTGGGTGATAGCAGAGTGGTGGGCGACAAGATAGTACACAGCAAAGGTAAAGGCCCACACCCTGGGTTTGAAAACGCCGTTGGTGCTGGAATAGGGTTGCGCTTTATACCCGGCACTAGCGCGTCCGATTTTCAAGAACGATTCCGCGAAGTTACTAGCGGCGCATTTTTGGAAGCGTTTGAGTCTCTTAGAGGCGGCGGTTCCATAACAGAAAAAGAAGGCGAAAAAGCTACCGCTGCAAAAACGCGCATGAGTCTGGCGCAAAGCGAAAAAGAATTTGTAACCGCTGCAAGAGAATACCAAAACATTATTCGCGTTGGGATAGGCCGCGCACAAGAAAGGTTGAATAAGGCGCGAGGTGCAAGCGCGGGTAATATCGGCGGCGGCGCGTCTGGTTCGTGGGGCGCGGCGGTGGCCGAATGACTACCTACCGCATACTTGCGCCAGATGGCAAAACGTATCGCATAGAAGGGCCAGCCGGTGCTTCGCAAGAGGAAATTAAAGCGGAAGTGACCCGTCAAAACCCGCATTTGGGCGCGCCCCCTACTGCCGCACCCGTTAGCGAGATCCCACAAGATCGCGGTGTCGCCGGTATGGCGGGCGATGTGCTGGCTGGCGCACTGCGAGGCGCAGGATCTATCGGCGCTACGCTAATGGCACCATTTGATGTAATCGCTCAAGCGCGGGGTAAAGAATCAACCTTCATCCCCGGTCGGTTAGATGATCGTCGCCAGCAGATGACGCAATCGTTAGAGACAATGGGCGCTGACCCCGAGTCTACGGCTTTTGCATTGGGAAAGATCGGCACAGAAATAGCCGGTACGTTGCCAATCGGTGGGCTTATCGGCAGGGGCGTAACTACTGTTGCACCTCGCTTAGCCCCGTTAGCTATTGCTATTGAAACCGGCGGCTTTAGGACAGGCTTGCCGCAGGCGACCACAGGCTTGCCGCAGGCGACCACAGGCTTGCAACGCGTTGGCAATGTTGCGCTACGGGCGGGGGGTGGTGCAATTGCTGGCGGCGCTGGCGCGGCTGCGGTCAACCCAGAAGACATAGGCACTGGCGCGGCAGTAGGCGCGGCGTTGCCCACGGTTGGTGCGGGAGTAGTCAAACTATTCGGCCAAGGCGGTGGTTGGCTATGGGATGCTACAACCGGAAAACTAGGCGCGGTTAAGGCGGGTGAAATTGCCCGTAAGGTAGCTGGTGGGGATCTGGCTGCAATTCGTGCGGCCAACGCTGTTGCGGCACAGGGCGGCAGTTCAGGTCAAGCGGCGGCTGGAATAGATAACGCCACCTGGGCGGCATTGGATGCTTTGGCGGTAAAGCAAAACCCTGCCAGCTTTTATAGCCGACAAGCAGCAGCGCAAGCAGACGCAACAGCAAATGAGTTGGCGCGGTTGGCGGGCGGTGCTACGGCAACGGAATCCCGCGCAGTACGCGAAGGGTCAAAAAATGCTTTGAACGCCATCACCACGCCGATGCGGGAAATTGAACTTGGCGCGGCTGGCGAAGCGGGGCGCATAGCACCAGGCTTAGAAGCCAAAGCAGCTAAATTTGAACAAGGCGCGGCGGCTAAAGTAGAAGACGTTCGCCGATTTACGGCGGCGGCAGATCGCGCTGATAATTGGTCAAAAACGTGGGCGCCTAGCGCAATGGGCGGCGATGTGCGGAGTCTCGGTATTCCGCGTTACCCCGCAGCAGGTACATACCCCAGCCAACTAGCCGTAAAAGCAGATCAAGTAGCAACGGACGCAGCAGAGTCATCGTTACGGTTTGGCGAAGTAGCGCGGGACGCAAAATCAGCTTTGGCTAGTTTGGAAGCCAATGGGTTAAAGCCACTCAAGACCGAAAGCCTTATGTCTGCTTTGAAATCAAAATTAGCAAACCCCGACATAGGCACGAACCGAGATGCGGCGGGCGCTATAACGCGTGTGTCCCAGATGCTGCAAGATTGGACAAACAAGTACGGAATTATCACCCCAGAAGCGTTGTACGCAATTCGCAAAAATGGCGTGGCGGGTGCAATTGCGGATCTGAACCCTGGCGCAACAGAAGACCAACGCAGAAAATTTGCTCAGTCGGTTATGGGCTATGTCCGCCCGTTGTTTGACGATGCAATAGAACAGGCTGGCGGCACGGGTTGGGGCGCGTACCTCAAGACCTTTGAGCATGGTATGCACGGCATTGAAGAAAAGAAACTAGCCGACGTTGCGCGTAACTTGTATACGTCCGGCGATAAAGAAGGGTTTGTGGCCTTGGTTACAGGCCGCAACCCCAAGTTGGTAGAGGATGTCTTTGGCTCTGGCAAGTATGACTTTGCCAAAGAAATGGGCAAGTCAGCAGTACAGTTTGAAAAAATAGCCGCTGACATTGCACGGGATAAAAAACTGGCAGAACAAGCCACAAAAGGCGGCGAGGCGCTGTCAAACATTATCCAAGATGCTACGCCCAAGTTTAACTTTCCGCCGTCACTCAGTACCAAGATCGCTGTTGCTCGGCAAGGCTTGCGCGAGTTTGAAGGCAAGGTCAACAAGGCTACACTGGCCGCGTTGACGGAAGGCATGAAATCCGGCGCTAGTGCTAACGCTATGCTAGACATGCTGCCAGCAAAAGAACGCATTAAGGTTTTGCGGATCATGACCGACAGTGCGACATGGAGTCCGCAACTTACGGCGGCTGCAAGGCAAGGCGCAGTTAACCAACTAGCCCCGTCTGAAAATCAAAACTCACTAAGGCAATCACCATGACCGCTGCTCTGATCCCCACACCCGTTATGCAGTTCCTTGACGCGGACGGCAACCCGTTGGTCGGCGGAAAGGTCTACACCTACGCGGCTGGCACCAGTACGCCGCTGGCAACCTATACGGACTACGGCGGCGCAACACCTAACGCGAACCCAGTCATCCTGAACAGCCGCGGCGAAGCGTCGATCTGGTTCGGCTCGGCCAGCTACAAGATGATCCTCAAAACCGCCGCCGATGTGCTGATCTGGACGGCGGACAACATAACGGCAGTCACGCCGGTCGTTTACGGCACGGGTGTAACCGCTGCGCTTGCGATTAACGTAGGGACGGCGGGGTCGATCTTGTTGCGCGGCAGTTCGATTGCTGGCACAACGGGAACCCTCTCCTCGACGCTCAGCGTGACCGGAGCCACTACGCTCCTGTCAACCCTTGCCGTAACCGGGGCCACCACGCTTTCGTCAACGCTTGGGGTCACCGGAGCGACCTCGCTCTCGTCTACCCTTGCCGTGACGGGCATAACCACCATTGCAAACGGAACTGTTGCTGCGCCTTCGCTAGTATTCGCTGGGGACGCTGATTCAGGGTTTTTCAAAGGTACGGGTTCTTCCATTCTGGCGGGGCTGAACGGCACAGAAGTGCTGAACATAAACACCTCGACGTTTGACGTAAAAGGGGCGCTGGCGTGTAACTTTCCTGCCAACGTGTCTATCGTAGGTGCGCTCTCTAAAGGCTCGGGGTCGTTTCGCATTGCTCACCCGCTACCGGCGCTGAACGAAACGCACGATCTAGTCCATTCGTTTATCGAAGGGCCGCAGGCTGATTTGATCTACCGTGGGCGCGTTGATTTGGTTGATGGAAAAGCCACCGTCAATATAGATTGCGTTGCGTCAATGTCTGACGGTACGTTTGAATTACTCTGTCGTGATGTCCAATGCTTTACCAGCAATGAGACAGATTGGAACCCTGTGCGCGGATCTGTTGCCGGAAACCTACTGACCATTGAATGCCAGGATACCGCGTCGGTCGCTACGATTAGTTGGATGGTGATCGGTGAGCGGCAGGACAAGCACATGATGGACGCGACATGGACTGACGATAATGGGCGGGTAATCGTTGAGCCGTTGAAACCGCCGGTTGTGGAAGAATGATGGCTACCACCAACGAACTCGACGTTCGCCTGACCTCGCATGAGGCGGTCTGCGAGTTGCGGTATGAAACCATCAACGCCCGTCTGAAACGGATTGAGCATATCGGCTTTACCGTTGCGGGTTTCATCATTGCCTTGCTCATCCACCTTGTCTTGAAGGTCTAACCATGAAAAAGCTGCTCCTCCTCTTGCTGCTCCCGGTCAACGTGTTTGCTGCCGACTTGATGATCTGCAACGGTGAGTTTGCCTTGTGCGCGGCCTCTGCCAGCGTCCCGACCGGCAAGACGATCCGCGTTGAAGGTAAAGAGTTCCAAGAGGGCATGGCGGTCTGTCCGGTGCTGACCGGCAAAGCCGTAGCCAACGGCAAACTGATGCAGGGTAGCTGCAAAGCCCCGGCTGGCAAGGTCTGGAGCCTGTTCTCGACCGTGAAAGAGTATCCTCAGGCACCCAGTTGGGCGGTTGTGCCGATGACCCCGCGATCGTTTGTGACCTCTACTGAACCCGGTGGCGGCATGAGCAACCAATGGTCGTTCCTGTGCGACAAACAGGCTAAGAAAGTGAACAACGTGCAGCTTGCCAACTGCTACGGCCCGATCAACGAATCACCGTGGAATAACGGTCATGTAGCACCAGGCACAACCGCGTTCACCGCCGCGCCGGTTGGAGCCGCAAACCCCGTCGGCGGCGACATTCCATCAAAAGGAAAATAATCATGGGCTGGCTCAGAAAACGGTTTGGTGAACCATCGACTCTTGCAGGTCTTGGCATTCTGTTTGCCGTTGGCATCCCGATGGTGCCGCCGCAATATCAAATGCTGGCGCAAGGGCTGGCAGCGGCTCTGGGTCTGGGTGCGGCTGGACGGGCAGATCCGAGCAACAAGTGAAAGAGCAGACGCTATTCATTGTGATCTTGATGGTTAGCGTGACTCTTTGCTTGATTTTGCTGTCAATGGTTGCGGTGATGTGCATCGGGTTGTTTGATCCAGTTGTTAATAATGCCGACATATTCAAGTTAATTGCCCCCGCCTTTCAGACCATTGTGGGTGGGTTTATTGGTTTATTGGCAGGAATACAAGTGAATCAAAATGCAGCTAAGTGAACATTTCACCCTTGCGGAACTGACGGCTACAGATCACCGCAGCCTCGACAACACTCCAGATCCCGCCGCCCTAGCCAACCTGCACCGGCTGGCGGCGTTCCTTGAGCAAGTCCGCGAGGTGCTGGGCGGCAGGGCGGTGATGGTCAATTCGGCCTACCGCAGCAAAGCTGTAAACGATGCTGTAGGAAGCAAGGATACGAGCCAGCACAGGCTCGGCTGCGCCGCCGACATCCGAGTACCGGGGATGAGTCCTGACGCTGTGGTGAGGGCTGTAATGGCCTCTGGGCTGGCCTATGACCAACTCATCAAGGAGTTTGATAGCTGGACGCACATCAGCATCCCCGCTCTGCCGGCAGCGGCCCCGCGCAAGATGGTGCTGATTATCGACAAGCAGGGGACAAGGCTATTTCCCGCTGATCCAACTGGGCTGGCGGCGGTGTAGGCACCCCTGACAGCGCCAGGTCTTGATCTTGCCGCCCCGCCCCTTTGGGACCAGCTTCACGCCGGGGTTAAGCTGGCAGGAACCACATAGTTTTTGGAGCGGGTTTTTGTCTTTGTTCATAGTCTAGGTAAAAAAATGGCGGCTGACCTGTGCAAGAGCCAGCCGCCAAAAACGCCACGGGTGATAGGAGCAGATCCCGCAACGTCAAATCAAGCCTTCAACGGAGTAACTGCGGGTCGGAGTCTGCCATTCCTTGTTAGGCGCTGGCGTAATCCACGACAGATCGTGCCAAACCAGCCGATTGTTGGGGTACGCAATCCATTGACCAGATTCTAGCGCGATGATGTGGTGGTTCTTGTGCTGGTCTGGCGTTTCGCTCCAGCCGGTCTGCATCCAGTCAATCGTGAACAGATAGTTGCCTTTGCGGATCTCACCGTCCCTGCCGAGCGCCGTCACCGCATGGTTTTTCAGGAACGGCAGCGCGATCACCGTAAACTCATACCCATAGCTGTCCCACCAGCAGGACTGCTCTACCGGCAAAGGATCACACGGTTTGCTGCATATCATGTGGATCGGAACTCGCGCCCATTGAGCGCCGCTGTCGAGCATGACCTGAAACATGGGTACACGGGCTGGCTCGGCGCGGAACGCAAAGGCCACCGCGGGCGTGAATTCTCCGTGGCCCTGCTTTTCGTCAAACAGGAATTCGTTACGCACGAAACATTGAATGTACGGCGTGTCACCTAGCAAAATCATATTAGTCCCTCATGCAAATAAAGCAATGCCAATGCTGGCGACCAAGCACAGGACAAACATCAGCCAGAGCGCCCAATCGGGCCACGGTTTCACGCGGCGCTTTCCTTTGCAATAGGAGCGATCACGGGGCTTCCCATAGTAGTTTCTGTCCTTGCAGTATTTCTGCGGTATCGACGCGAGGCGGCTTGGCACGTTCCAATTCCCCCCCCCCCGTTCGCCAATCAGTTTCCAACCAGCTGCGCGGAGACTAACCCCGCCTTCCGCTGGCAACGTGTACGTCATCAGCCTGCGATAGCCCAATGCCTTGGCAACCCTCCACGCGGCCCCGTAGAGCATCGAACAGGCGTTCCGCGCCCCATCTGTACAGCAGCGGTTGACCTCCAGCGTGTAGCCGTTGTCGCTGTTCCTCGCTACCGGTCTACCGACCATAACCACCCCGCGCACCTTCCCGCCCTCATCTGATACTGCGATGCAGAACTTGCACCCCGGCATCGGCTTATGGTGACGGTGCAGGGTCGCAACGAAGGCATTGGCCTCCGCGAAGTCGATGGGCGTTACGGTCAGCATCCCTAATCGCTCCCCTCGCGTATGGCAGCCATCATGGTTTCTCCCCTGTGGTGTGGTGCGAATGGCTCTGCCCTGCGTCATAGTGGCTACAGGCTCCTCCGCAGGTGCAGACATACTTCCCTGCGTTGAGGGACGCGCTACGGTCATAGCCGCACTCGACCGTTTTTCCTTTCGCACGGTAGCGATCCACCAGATCGTCAAACTGATGGACACCCATCAGCGCCTCGTTGTACAACGCGGCAAACTTCCTCGGGTTGAGTGTGCGGATGTACTCGTACCGTGCTGCGCGATCAAATATCTCCGCGCCGGGTAGTTGCTGCGCCCAGTCAGGGCGATCTGTCGCTGCCGTTGCGGATCGCGCCGCAATCAACTGCTCCAGCAACGCATCGCGCTCGTGCTCGGCCCTCTGCGCCCGTCCTTGAAACTGCGGCAGGAGGCGTTGCTTGAGATCGGCAAGTTCAGCCGTTGCAGCGTCGATCTGGCAAATGAAGTTGCTCACCAGGCCGTCCTCGCCCCTCATTTCCTCGCCGCCGTCGATGCGGTCAAGAAGCCACTCGCGCAGTTCGTATAGCTGGTTCATTTCTCCCCCTTATCGTCAATCTTCACGGACTCAAGAAACTCCGCCAACAAGTAGACACAGGGCAGTATCAGGTCGCGGCAGATCGCATCGTGTATATCAGACTCCGTTTTGCCAACGCTCTGCGCGTAGATTTTAAGCGCCCCGAGTCGTTCGCTCACCAGCATATCAAGGCGGTCAAAATCGAGTCGTTTCACTTTTTCAATGTTGTCGTATTTCATCTCACACCTCTAGGTAGGCGTTCCAGTGGGGCA